ATCTTCGTTAACTACTGGGTATATTCCTTATGGCGCAGGTACTGGAGCTTTTGCATCGTCCGCAAACATAGTTTTTGATGGCACTGCATTAATTTTAGGTAATGGAACTGCCCCTTATTCTTCAAAACTTGGTGTTAACGGTAATGCATATATAGCGGGCGGTTTAAAAGGGTGTTATGGAGCTGGTGCAGGTGTTGCTAACCTTTCTGTTGGAGACCTTTCCCTTAACGCAAACAGTAGTGGGCAATATATTACAGCGGTTGGGTATAGTGCGCTTAAATCAAATACTAGTGGAAGTTATAACACAGCCTTAGGTACTAGTGCACTACAAACTAATACTATAGGTTATTACAATACGGCAGTTGGTTATTCTGCTCTTTTTAGTAATTTAGGAAATGCTACAGGGCCTTTAGGGTATTACAACACCGCATTAGGATTTCAAGCATTAAGGTCTGTTACTGGGTCTAATAATATAGGTATAGGGCCTAATGCTGGACAGTTAGTAACAACAGGGTCTAATAACGTACTTATAGGGGCTTATGATGGTTATGCAGCTCCTGTTTCTGGTACAGGGTCTAACTATATTGTACTGTCTGATGGTGCGGCTAATATAAGGCAAGTTATTGATAGTAATGGAAACGTAGGTATAGGGACTACAACTACAAGCGGAGCAAGACTTACTGTATCAGCTGCTGGTACTTCGACTGCTTTATCACTAAGTTCTGGAACTGGGACTTTAAGTTATTCAAGCATTGCTGGAGTAGGGTCTTTACTATCAGGCAACGAAATTAATATGGGTAGTATTAATGGTTATACTGCTCTTTATTCAAATAATACAGAATACGTACGACTTACAACTACAGGTGCTTTAGCTTTTGGCGGTGCAACTAACTACGGGTCTGCAGGACAAACATTATTATCTGCGGGGTCAACAGGAGTTCCTACTTGGGGAAGTTCTTTAGTTTCCGGTACTGCTCAAACTGCTACAGGATCGCCTGCCTCAATAGACTTTACAGGAATTCCATCTTGGGCTAAACGTATTACTGTAATGCTTCAAGGAGTATCTTTTGGTACTAACCTTTCTGAAATTCTTATTCAGATTGGAACTGGATCCACACCGGATGTTTCTGCCTATACAGGGTCTAATACAAGGCAAACAAACGCTGGTGCAACTACTACATCTGCTTATGCAGGCACAGGGTTTACTATAACTTACGCTAATACTAGTGGTAATATAATTAATGGGTCAGCCTCTATTACTCTTATGGGGAGTAACACTTATGTAGTTTCAGGGGTATTCGCAGGCCTAGTAGTAAATGCACAAACTACAACAGCAGGTATTCATACTATACCAAGCGGTGCTTTAAACATAGTTCGTATTACAAACTTAGCGGGCTCAGGTATAACTGCTGGAACAATTAACATAATATATGAATAAGAGGTATTTATGAAAGACTGGATAATTGAATGGTTGGCAGAAAGAACAACTTGGGCTGGAGCTCTTACTTTAGCAGGTGCTTTTGGGTTTGCGCCTCATCTTAGCGATCCGCAACAGACTGCATTAATTGCTTTTGCTGCATCTTTATTTGCAATGAATGACCGCGTTAAAAAGCAAAAATAATGGAAAAGAACTTTCCTAAAGCATTGCAACACGTCCTTGATGCTGAAGCGGGGTTTCAAAATGACCCTAAAGATGCAGGTAATAAGCTTCCTGATGGACGACAAGGGTGTACTAACTTAGGAGTAACCCAATATATGTGGGAAGCCTTTGTTGGACACCCTGTATCTACAGAAGATATGAAGCGGCTGAATAAAGAGAGAGTAGCAAGATTTTATAAACATAAATACTGGGATCCTGTTAAAGCAGATAACTTACCAAATGGAATAGACTACCTTGTGTTTGATTTTGCTGTTAATGCTGGGCCGGGTCGTGCTATTAAAATATTACAATCAGTTGTGGGTGTACCAGAAGATGGGTTAATAGGCCCTAAGACATTAAAAGCAGTAGAGTCCATAACTCCTGCTACTCTTATTCAAGTGTATACTGAGGCTAAAGAAGACTTTTATAAGTCATTAGATGCGTTTAAAATATATGGTAAAGGGTGGTTAGCACGGGCGGATACTGCTGAAAAAACAGCATATACTTTACTAGGATAGCTTATGCCATTAACAAAACTTCAAATAGTAGCAGGTATTAACAGAGAAGGAACTAACTATTCTAACAATAATGGTTGGTATCAAAGTAATAACGTACGGTTTCGTTCTGGGTTTCCTGAAAAAATAGGGGGATGGGCTAAAGTTGACAACACTACATATTTAGGTACAGCAAGAAACCTTTGGAATTGGGTTACTTTTAACGGTTTTAATTATCTATCTATCGGTACCAATATAAAGTTTTATATTAATTCTGGGGGGGTTAATAGTGATATTACTCCTATTCGGGCTACTTTTGTTTCTCCTACTACTAATAATTGTTTTGCTACTACAAATCTATCAACTACAGTTGTAGTTACTATTTCTGGACATGGGGCAATTACTGGAGACTTTGTAACTTTTTCAGGGGTATCAGGTACTGTTGGGGGTATTGCTTCTGCTACCTTAAATGCAGAGTTTCAGATTACTTATATTTCTTCAACCACATTTTCTATTGTAGTACCCAACGCAGCTACGTCAACTACATCGGGTGGTGGCACTGCTATTACAGCAGCTTTTCAAATTAACACAGGGTTAGATGTATATACTGTAGGTACAGGATGGGGAGCAGGGCCGTGGAGTAGAGGAGCTTGGAACTCTAGTTATTCTTTAGGTATTGGTGACCAGTTGATGTTGTGGTCTAGTGATAACTACGGACAAGATCTATATTTTGCTACTCGTGGTGGGGCTATATATCAATGGAGTAATTCAACTGGACTTAATGTAAGAGGTAAATACCTTTCTGCAGTTGCATCTACTCAAATAGCTGTTACAGCAAGTGCTACATTTTCTTCAGGCGTAACTTCTATTACTGTACCTTTTCCCTCAGGGATTGTTGGTGGAGCTTATATATCAGGAACAGGTATTCCTGCTAATACTTATGTATCTTTATCCTATGTAGTAGGATCACAAACGGTACCTATATCTTCTACAACAACAGCGTCAAGTAGTACTACGGGGTATACTTTTACTTATTCAGGGAGTTACATTCCAACTAATACAAATCAAATATTATGTTCTTCTGTTCAACAATTTATTATTGCTTTTGGCGCTAACTCATACATACCTAATACTCCTACTAGTGATTTTGATCCCATGCTTATACGTTGGTCAGATCAAGCTAACCCTTATCAATGGGTTCCTGATGTAACTAACCAATCTGGTGAATATAGACTTTCTCATGGGTCTTATATAATTCAAGCTCAAGTTACTAGACAAGAAACATTAATTTGGACAGACACCTCTATTTATTCTATGCAGTATATAGGCGCTCCTTATGTATGGGGTGTTCAATTACTTATGGATAATATTACTATTATAGCCCCTAACGCGGTTATTACTGCTAATGGAACTACTTATTGGATGGGGTTGGATAAATTTTATGCTTATGATGGCTCTGTTAATACGCTGTATTGCTCTTTAAAACAATATATTTTTACGGATATTAATCTAGATCAAGGGTTTCAAGTGTTTGCTGGAGGTAACTTTGGTTACAACGAAATTTGGTGGTATTACTGTTCTGAAAATTCTTCAATAATAGACCGTTATGTAGTCTATAACTATGTTGAAAAAGTATGGTTTTCAGGGAATATGACTAGAACTGCATGGTTAGATTCTAGCTTACAGCCTGCTCCTATAGCTGCATCTTATAGCCCAGTTACTGCATTTAAAGGCTCTATATCGGGTACAACATTAACTGTATCTCAAGTATATTATGGGACTGTACCATTAGGGCAATATATTACAGGCATGGGGATTATTGCTGGTACCTCTATAGTTAGCCAGTTAACAGGAACAACAGGAGGAATAGGTACTTACCTTATTAACTATACACAAACAGTAGCTGAAACTTCTATAGAAATAATTACAACCAGCACTGGTCTTTTGTTAGCGCATGAAACAGGAGTAGATAATGTCTCTGGCTCAGTTCCTGTGCCTATAGATGCTTTTATTCAATCATCAGATATTGATATAGAAGACGGACAACATTTTGGGTTTGTGTGGCGTATACTTCCTGATATAAACTTTAATGGGTCTGATGTTTCTAGTCCTTACGTTAATATGACTGTATGGCCTAGATTAAATTCTGGTGCTCCTTATGGTTCAGCTGATAGTCCAGCAGTTATAAGTGATAATAACTATGCTCCTCCGTACCCTCCTAATTCTAGTGTTTATGTTGTTCAACAATATACAGGGCAAATTTATACTCGCTTAAGGGGTAGACAATTAAGTTTTAGAGTAGAGTCTAACTCATTAGGCACTGCATGGCAGTTAGGATCTCCCCGTATAGACGTTAAAGTTGACGGCAGGAGATAAGTAGTGGCTATATTAACTCCTTCTATAGCGCCTAATTTAATAACTGCGCCTGTTGAGTACGACCAGCAAAACCAACAGCAACTTTTAAATATGCTAAGGTTGTATTTCAACCAGCTTGATAACTTCACACAAACACAAATACAAAGCACATTAAACGGTATTGTTGTACCTAATTTTACTACTACACAAAAAGATGCCCTTGTAGCCCCAGTTGCAGGGCAAGTTATATTTGATACTACATTAGCTAAATTATGTGTATATTCTGGCACGGCATGGCAAACAGTTACTTCTGTATAAAAATATGGTAAACTCAATAAAATCAATCCATAAGGCGTAACATGAACAACTTAGCTGAACTTGGTAACATGCCAGAAATATTACGCATAGAAGCAGAATTATTAAAAATGCCACAGGTAGAGTTGCCTATACAGCATTACCAAATAAAAGGTGTTTATGCTCGTAGTATGTTTATTCCAGCGGGCACTATGTTAACAGGCAAGATACACAACTTTGAAAATATTGCTATCTTAGCGCAAGGCACTATTAGGATTACTAATGGTAATGATTCTTATATTTTGCAAGCTCCTCATATTATGGTTGATCCACCGGGCGTTAAGCGCTTGGGCTATGCGGAGACGGATGTGACTTTCATTACTATACACAGAACAGATACAACAGATATTGAGAAGCTAGAACCAGAACTAACATCTAGCACTTTTGAAGAATTTGAACAGCAAAAGCTGTTAGGAGAAATAGTATGACTTGGGTAGCTGTAGCGGTAGGTGTGGGTGTTGGAGCTGCTGCTAGCGGTATTCAAGCGGGTATAAAAGGGGGGTCTGCTGGAGATATTCTTGAGAGCATGGCTATTGGCGGTGCTATGGGGGGTGTTGGTGGTGGTATTGGTGGCGCTATAGCAGGCCCTGCTGCCGGTGCTGCAGCTAGTGGTGCTGAAGGTGCAACTGCTCAAGCGGCTACTCAAGCGGCTAACCAAGCTACTGCTCAAGCGGCTACTCAAGCGGCTAACCAAGGTATTACAACCGCAGTTACTGCACCTTTATCTGAATCAGTTGGCCCTCAAGCAATAGAACAGTTTGGTATAAATAGCGCAGATGCTGTAGTAGCTCCTGCTACGGAAGCAACACCGGGATGGACTCCTGCTGGACTTACTTCTATAAGTGCAGATGCTGCACCCTTACAATCAGCAACTCCATTACAACAAGGTATAACCCAAGGATCTCAAGCTGCGAGCCCCGGAGCATTTACTAATCCTGTTGCTGATGAGTTAGCTGCAGCTGCGCCGGGAGGAGAACCCAGTATATATCAGCCTATGACTCAAGAAGCTAGTGCTAATTTAGCTAAACAAGAAGCTATGGTAGGGTCACATGCTGGAGATGAAGGGGGTATATTACAAGCAACAAAAACATTTGAACCTAATGTTCCTGTAACCGAATCAGTAGGCACCCCCGTACCTAAACCTAATATAAGTGGGTATGTTAAACAAGGCGCTAATTGGTTAAAAGCTAACCCAGAAAAAGCAATGATAGGCGGTGCAGTTCTACTTCCTCTTATGAGTGGGGGTGGTGGGCCTAATAACGGTACTCCTTACCAAGCAGATAATACTAACTATCTGTCTCCTAACTTCCAACGTAGTGTGCCTCAAGGATATGATCCAGCTAAAGGGTACGCTAATGGCGGCGGTATTTTAAGTGGTATACCCGGTGCAGGTATATATAAAGACGCTTTTGGGTCTACTATAGGCCAAGTAGTTCCGGGTTTAGGAGATGAGTTATTTGGTAGTAATGCCCCTGCAGCTAAACCTATGAACCCTATAGTAGCTAAAGCGTTACAAGCTCAACAAGCTCAAGGAGCTCAAGGAGCACAACCAGCTCAAGGTATGCAACCTGCAACTCAAGCACAGCCTATGCAAATGACTCCTCCTGCTCCACAACAACAACCACAACAACCACAACAAACTCAAGTGGCTACTCAAACTGCCGCTAATGGTGGGGTTTTGCAAGTTGATGGGCACTTAGGCGGTTATGCACATGGAGGTATCCCAAGATTATTAAGTGGTGCAGGTGACGGCGTTAGTGATTCGATCCCCGCTACTATTGCAGGTAAAGAGCCTGCTAGACTTGCCGATGGAGAATTTGTGGTTCCTGCGAGAATTGTATCTGAGTTAGGTAATGGGTCTACTGAAGCAGGCGGTAAAATACTACAAGCAATGGTAGATAGAGTACAAGCTCGTAGATCTAAAACAGTAGGCAAAGGAAAAGTAGCTGTTAATTCAAAAGCACGTAAGGATTTACCCGCATGAGTTTAAAAGTACAACATGTAGATACAATGTACATACAACAGATATGGTCTTTAGTTGAGCCTTGGTTTATCCCCGTGTTTAAAAAAAGTGCTATAGCAGACTATTACAGCATTGATAATATTAAAGACTACCTCATACGTGGGGAACATACGCTTGTAGTTGCTAGTGATGATAATGGTGCAATACATGGAGTTATTAGTTTACAGTGGCTAAACTTACCAAAAGCAAGGATTGCATATGTAGCAGCTATAGGCGGTAAGTTTATTGCTTCTAAAGAAACCAACCAAGAATTTGTGAACTGGGTTCGCGCAATGGGGGGTACAAAAATTCAAGGGTATGCTAGAGAATCTGTAGCTAGGCTGTGGAAACAAAAACTAGGATACACCCCCGCACATATTGTTATGGAGTTAGATGTATGATATTTAAATTAAGCACTTTACACAGAATTTTCTTTACCTACTTCTGCCCTACCTTTTATGGTGGGCCTCCAAGTACTCCGTCTAATACTACATCTACTGTAAACCAAAATACAATCCCTAAAGAGTTAATGCCCTATGCTACGGGTATGCTCCAAGCAGCTAAACAGCAGTTATATACTACGGACTCTGCAAATAAAATTACAGGGTACCAACCTTATAAGCCTTTTAGTGCAGACCCAAGTAAGTATTTTGCAGGTTTCACACCGCTACAACAACAAGCCCAACAAGGCGCTGCCGATATGCAAATGCCGGGTCAATTTGGTGTAGGTACAGGGTTAGCAGCTGCAGGCGGTATGGGGCAGTTAAACACTGCGGGACAAGCGCAAAATATTGGAATACAAGGTGGTTTAGGGTATGGTGGTATGGGTGCGGGTTTAGGTGCTCAATCTGTACAAGCAGGTCAAAATTTACAAAATACGTATACTGACCCTAATGCTATGTCTCAGTACATGAACCCCTATATTCAAAATGCATTAAATCCAGCTCTTCAGTTACAAAACCAGTCTTTTGGTATGAAAGGAGCTGAACAACAAAGTAATGCCACTAGATCAGGAGCGTTTGGTGGAAGTCGTGAAGCGTTGATGAATAGTTTAAATTCTCAAAGTAATGCTATGGCTAACCAACAAATGATTGGCACTGCCTACAGTAATGCATATCAAAATGCACAAACAGCTGCACAGCAGGCTAACCAAGCTCAACTTCAAGGATTGCAACAAGGTATGCAAGGCGCGGGCATCGGTCTTCAAGGTGTAGGCCAAGCTTTACAAGGCGTTCAAGGAGCGCAAGCTGGGTATGCAGGTGCGACAAACGCAGCTCAAACATTAGGTCAATTAGGTGGTCAGCAACAGCAATCCTATATAGATATGCTTAATGCACAAAATGCAGCGGGCTCTCAACAACAACAATATAACCAAGGTATTATTAACCAAGACGTTCTTAACTATCAAAATGCGGTTAACCAACCCTATCTTGCGGCTGGTACTATGTCTGATTTAATCAGAGGCACCCCTGTAAATAACGTAACTCAAACTACGTATCAAGCTCAACCGGGAATAGGCCAACAGTTAGGCGGTGCATTAGGTTCTGCAGCTAGTTTATATGGTGCTTATAACTCAACTAGAAAAGCTAATGGCGGTATTATTCAGGCTTATGCAGAAGGCGGTGTAACTGATGTAAGTGCTGTATCTTCTTACCTAGATAAGCTAACCGTACCTCAACTAGAGACACTCCTTGCTAAATCTACAAGTGTAGAGAATTCCAAAACTATCCAAGATGTGATTGATAGTAAGAGTGGTGAAAGAAACGTACAAACAGCTAAAAATGGAGGTATCCTTAGGTTTAATGGAGTGCATGGAAGTTCTGTTGAAGATAAAGATAAAGAAGATGATAGCATTGCTTCAGGTTTATCTGCTTTATATCATAAGGGTATTATAGGAGGACTAGAACATGCAGGGCCTATATGGAAAAAACACGCCCGTAATATGTATGAAGGGGTAAAACAAGGAGCAATAGGTGCATATGGTTTATCTGATAAATTAGGTAAAGCGGTTTTATATGGAGCAGATAACCCTTCAGTAGAACAACCACAACCAACAGATACAACGGCTGCACCTGTAAATACACAACAACCAGCTCCAACAGAAAATCCAAAAGCCATTACAGCAGCTGCACCTGTAAATACGTCAGATTTACCGGGTAGTATTGTAGGGGCACAAGCAGCTAATCCATTGGATAAACCTAAAATAAATCTAGCTAATTCTTCTAGTATTGTAGGAGCACAACCTAATACACCGGCTAACACAGGAGCTAATACTTATTTAGATAGGACTATTCATAATGCTATGGTTAATCAAAATATGACTCAGCCTGTAGTATCTAATGCAGATGAGCGTGGAGCGCCTAAAGATGAGGCTAACTATGACGGCATGGAAGAAGATAAACGCTTATCAAAGATGTCTGCTGAAGATATTATGCGTGAGCGTAATGAAGAGAAAAAGCGTCTAGGTATTTTATCGCCTGAAGATGTAGGTACAGAACAACGCAAACAAATCATGGAAGAAAGAGCAAATGCAAAAGATGAGATGAAACGTAATACTTATGTACGTATGGCTGAGTTCTTTGCTAACTGGGGTTCAACTCCGGGTGCTCCATTAGTTGCTGGTTTAAAAGCGTTGAAAGAAACAATACCCGGTTATATGGAAGATACTAAAGCACACCATAAATTAGTAATGGATCTTAATAAGTCTATTCGAGATATGGACATGGCTGTTAACCTAGAGAAATCAGGTCAGTATGATAAAGCATCTTCTATAAAAGAATCCGTATCTGAAAGGTTACAAAAACACGGCGAAACAATGGCTATTATGGCTGTGAAAAAAGAGATAGCTGAGAAAGAGTTAGCTAGTGCTGAAAGACGTACTAATGTAACGGCTACTGCAGGTCTGGCAGAGGGTGTATTAAGAGCTAATGCTAGTGGGAATTCAGCTGCATGGACCCCTCAAAAACGAGCTATTGCTAATACAAAAGTAGATGTGGCTACTCAAAAAGACATGAAAGAATGGGCTGCTGAACATAAATACAACTTAGACCCAAAAGAAAAAGAAAAACAAAGAGCAGCGTATGAGAAAGAAAGGTATGAATACCATTACAATAAGCAGTTTAATGGTGTACCTAATGAATCAGGTACTAACAACCTATACTCAAAAGAATTTATTCCCCCTACAACTGAAGAAGAAAAACAAAGAGTCAAAGAACAAATTAGAAAAAAAGCGGGTATGCCTGTAGAAGGAGCTCAATAATGCCAGCACCAGAGTGGTTTCACAATGCAATACTAGCAGCTGAAGGTAGTAGTGATTATGATGTTTCCCCTAAAGGTGCTAGGTCTCGTTCTCAAGTTATGCCTGCTACAGCAAGAGATCCGGGGTACGGCATAACTCCTGCACAAGACGACTCTATAGAAGAGTATAACCGAGTAGGTAGAGATTACAGAGATGCTCTTTATGATTTACATAATGGTGATGCAGAGTTAGCGGCAGCTGCTTATAATGCTGGAGAAGGGAATGTTCAAAAATATAACGGCATACCTCCTTTTAAAGAGACTCAAAATTATATAAATAAAGTTAAAAACTACATGGAAGAACAAGGCTATCCTGTAGGTCAAGAAGACCAAGGAGTATCTCCAGAAGAACATAAATGGATGTTAGAAAATGATCCTGAGTATGCTGCTTTTATTAAAAGTCAACAAAGTGATGAAGCAACTACAGAAGGCGTATCTCCAGAAGAACATAAATGGATGTTAGAAAATGACCCTGAGTATGCCGCTTTTATTAATAAACAAACCCCTCAACAAGAACTTCCTTCGAGAACAGCAGGGCAATACTTAGGCGATATAGGTACGACAGCACAGAAGTCTATTGTGGGTATTCCTCAAGGGATTATTGGTCTAGCTGATATTGCTACAGGCGGTAAAACGGGTAAGTACATAGATGAGCATGTCTATGACCTAGGCAAAACCCAAAAAGAGTTATCTGAACAATATTCCCCACAAACAAAAGAAGCAGTTAAGAAACTCTCTGAAGCTGAAGGTATTGCAGGTAATATTAAAGCCGCAATAGAAAACCCATCTGCTGTAGCTGCTATGGTAGGGGAGAATATTGGTAGTATGTATGTTGGAGGTGCAATAAGTAAAGCTATTAGAGTTGCAGGTGTAGCTAGTCCATACATTGCCGCTGGTATAGGGGAAGGTGCTATGCAAGCAGGGCAAGCCGCAGAACAAATAAGAGAACAAACTCCAGATAAAGAGCTCACTACAAAACAATCATTGTCTGCTCTAGGCTCAGGTGTAGGTGCAGCTTTAATTGGGCGTTATGGTAGTGAGTTTACTACAAAACTAGGCGGTATTGATCCTACCCTATGGATATCTGGGGGAGTTAAAAAAGTTTTAGAAGATAGTGTTGGCGAAGTAGCTAAGACTCCGGGGTTCTTTAGAAAAGCTTTAACCTCTGCATTTGGCGAAGGTATCTTAGAAGAAGCACCTCAATCTGCAGTTGACCAGCTGTTTCAAAACTATGCTACGGATAGACCGCTGCTTGAAGGTGTAGAGAACGCATCTATTAAAGGTGCAATCTTAGGCGCGGCTATGGGTACTGGTGTTAGTGCAGTTCACTCAACTCTTGGAGGAGGAGAAGAGGAAGAACCTAAAGGTAAATATGCACCTGAGCTATGGGAAAAACTTCCAGAATATATGAGGAATAAACAGGAGGCGCCTCCTACATTTGAGTCTAAAAAAGAAGCATTTGACTTTATAAATAGCTCACGTGGGTTTAGTACTCAAACTCATAAGCCTACAAAACTAGAAGATGGGTCTTGGACAGTTGGGCCTAATAAAGCAGAAGCATCAGGAGAAATCCCAGAGCCTACAATAGCAGAACCTGCAATGGCGGCGACCCTAAGATCATGGGGGTTAAATAATAAGAACAAACTATACAAAGACTTAGTTGATGTAGATCCTAATACGCCTGAAGGTTTTGCTAAGATAAATAAAGCGGTAAACCTAGCAGCAAATAAATTCACTAGTACAGGCACTCCTCTACTCACTGCACGGTTTAACTATAAAGCGTTTGCAGATTTCAAAACCCAACAAGAAGCTAAACTTGCAGAGCAAGCGGCAAACCCTCCGGAGGCAGTAGAACAACCTGCACCTGTAAAACAACCTGTAGAACAACCTGCACTTGTAGAACAACCTGCACCTGTAGAACAACCTGCACCTGTAGAACAACCTGCACCTGTAGAACATCCTGCACCTGTAGAACAACCAGTAGAGGAACCTGCACCTGTAGAACCCCCAGTTAACGTACCTCCAACGCCTCTTGAAAAAGGCGCACCAGCGGAGGTCATCCCTACGCCTAAAGCTAAAGTAGAACCGACTGAGTTTAAATCTAAACAAGGAGCTAATCAGTACATTAAAAAAACTGAAGGGTTAAGTCTTCAAACTCACGAAGCTGTTGAACAAGGAGATGGTAAGTGGGGAATTGTCCCTCTACCGCCATTAGAGGATATTACAGAATTACCTATTGTTGCCCAAGCTAAAAAGAAAACTACCTCTAACGCACCTGTAAAACAAACGCCCGTACAAAAACAAGAGCTAGTTAAAGGTCAAGAGCAAGCACTTAAAGAAGCTATATCACTTACACCAGAGAGCAAGTTTGAGCCTACAGAAGATAATTTAAGTCATCTAAAGCAGTTTAGTCCTAGTCGTTCTTTAATAAAAGAGATTAGTTCAGACAAAGGACTTACTATCAAAGAGGTTACAGAAAAGCTAAAGAATAGGTATAAAACTGACTTCTTAACGGGTATGATTGAAGTTAAGAAACCGGGAATTAGTAGTAAGGAAACCCAAGACTTTTTACGTAAAACAACACCTAAAAAAGCTCCTGTAGTTAATAAACAGGAAGAGTTATCCCCCTTAGAAAAAAGTCAGCGGCGTCAAGAACAACTCGCTAATCAGGTTAAGGAAAAAAATAAAGCTAAAGCAGCTGCAGAACAAGCAATACAGGATGAAAATGCGCGTAAACGTGAAGCTGCTAAAAAGAAAGAAAAAACAACTACTCCCCCTGCTAAACAAACTACACGTAAATCAGCAGCAGAGGAAAATAAATTAGTTGAAGAATTAAACGCAGAGCACCCAGAAGACTATACAGATTTAACTGAACAAGGAGAAGATAGGTACTCAGTAGCTTCTAGTGCTAGGGATACAGGACATACCATTGAGTCCTTATCTAAATCGTTATCCCCAGAATTAAGACGCTTAGTTAAATCAGGTAAAGTTGTTTTGCATAATACAGCCGACACTCTCCCCGGAAAAAACCATCCTGCAAACGTGCAAGGTATGACGACTAAAGAAGGAGTATCCCACTACGTAGCTAATAAGTTAAACCCTCAAACCTTACATAAAGTTGCATTACATGAAGTAGGTGTTCATGTTGGTATGGAAAAAATGGTAGGGGCAAAAGTATGGGCAGACATCAAACACCAAGTACTTACTAATAAAGGTAGTGCTTTTGATGAAGCACGTGCGGCGGTGCCTGCGGGTACTGCAGAGAGCTTACGTGCAGAGGAAGCCTTGGCTTATTTAGTTGAGAACTCCCCTACACTACCTTTAATCCGCCGATTAATAGCTGCTATTAGAAACTGGGCAAGAACTGCATTGGGTATGAATATCACCCTAACAGAAAATGATGCTCGCCACTTAGCAGAAAGAGTATTACGTAGGGAGTCTAAAACAACACAAAAAACTACGGGTACTACGGACATAAAATATTCCCTATCAGACCCAGACCTCAATGCACGTTTAGCTGAAATGGAAGCTGACATAAAGAAAGCTGTGACTCCAGAAGCTTCAGGGTTTAGAAGGAAGTTAGGACGTATTGCTACATATATGCAAAGTGATGATGCATGGTTCCAAATGCAAAGTGCTAAACAGTTACGTAGACTAGGTATGCCTCATAAGATGGCACAAGATTTATTGTTGTCTATCTCTAAATCGCAAGCTGTACATGCTACAGGGCAAGCAGGTGCCGCTATAGAAATGGGCGGTTTAGAATACGATAAAGAATATAAAATGTTTAAAGGTGTGCTTAACGAGAATAACTTACGCTCTTTAGCAAACTTATTTATTCCTATCGGAGAGAAGTACAACAAATCCAAAGAAGAAATCAATACTATCTATGATGAAGTAATGACAGCTAGAAGGGTTAAAGAAGTACGAGATCGTGCAAATGATATCCTAGATACTGCAAGTAAACTATCCCCTAAATTAGCTACACAATACTTAAGCAAACCTAATAACATAGCAGCTATAGACTTAGCAAAGAATATACATCCTATGACAGATGCTGAGATGAATGCATACTTAGCTAAACTAGATGCAATGCCTGAGTTAGAAAAACCTATTGCTATGTGGGATGAGATTCGTAAGAACGCTATTAAGACTCTTGTTGATACTGGGTATTGGACTGAAGATAAGGCTACTAATTATATAGACAACGCAGCTTATGTTCCGTTCTACAGAGATATGACCCCTAAGGAAGTTAGTGAGTTTGAAGAAGATATGCAAACAAACAGAGTCTTTGGAGGTAGAGGTCTTACTCGTCATGCAAAAGAACATAAGATTAAAGGTTCAGAAAGAGCAGTGTTGCCTATCATACAGAACATGGAAGCGTGGTTAGCAACTGCATATAGCAAAGCTATTAAAAACCATAAAGCCGTACAGATGGTAGACTTCACCTTTGATTATATGCCTGAAGGTTCTATTACTAAACTATCTGATACTGCTAACCATGATAAAGCCTTTTATGTATTTAGAAACGGTATTAAAGAATGGTATGAGATGGAAGATCCTTTAGCTGCAGCTGCCTTTATTGGTATGCCTTCTACAGTATCGAGCGGGTTTGTTAAACTAGCAGCTCCTTATGCAAATATGCTAAGAAATATCATCGTATTAAACCCTTTGTTTACTGTGGCTCAGTTACCGCAAGATACGTTTGCGGCGATGTATACGTCAGGTGTAAAGCGTCCCTTTGCACTACCTTTAGAAGTTTTGAAAGAGTTTACTAAAACCTTAGCGGGTAAAAGTAAAACGCATGAACATTTAAAAAGTGTAGGTGTTGCAGGTACCTTTGATATTTCTGATATACGAGTACGTAGAGAAATAGAGGACTATATAGGTATATCAAAAGCATCTCAAACATGGAGAGCTAAGACTCAGAAATCTTTAGAACGCTTTGCTATGATAGGAGATAATGCTCTTCGTCAGGCTGTGTATAACCAAACTAAAAAAGAACTAGGCAATACTCCATTAGCAGAACGACTTGCAGTTGAAAGAGCTTTTGAAATAGTTAACTTCCGTAGAAGAGGATCTAGTGCTAGTGTTGATGCATGGAGACAAATCGTTCCTTTCTTTGGTGCTTATTTACAAGTACAAAGCGTTGCATTAAAAACCCTATCGGGTACAGGTATCACGCCTACTCAGCGCAGTCAGGCATTAAAAACATTAGCTAGTACAACCGCCCAAGTTATGGCAATGAGCTTTTTATATAATGCTTTAGCGGGGGGTGATGATGAGTATGATAAGAAAGCTCCAGCTAATAGGGATAAATCTTTATTTTTCTTTGGTGCAGATAAACCTTTTACTGTTCCTCTTCGTCAAGATATTTTCTTGTTGCCTCACGTTATTATGACGCACATGTACGATTCTTTAATTAAAGAGGTAGAACATCCTGAGGTAGCAAAACAGATAATAGCCGAAGACTTATGGAGAGAGATATCTACTATACCTTCATTACCCACTATAATTAGAGCACCTTTAGAAGTTATAACTAACCATGACTTTACTACTGGTCGGGGCTTAATCGGTACACATTTTAAAGACATCGCTACTGCCTATAAAGCAAACCCTACTACATCAGAAACAGCTAAACAGTTCGGTAAGTTAGAAGAGGCAGTTTTGCCGGAAAGTATGCATATCAGTCCTATCAGTATAGATCACTTACTTAAAGGGTATTTTGGTACCGCAGCGGGTGCAATACTTCAGATCACAGATTCTGCATTACGTGCTGGTTTAGGGTTGCCTACTACTGAGATGTCTGACCAAGAGTTTATTAGAAAGATTCCGGGTATGGCTCCCTTCATCGCTAGTGAAACGGGTAGTAGAGACTTAGAACAATATTATCGGTTTAGGAAAGGTACTGATGAGGCTGTAAGAACTATAAAAGATTTAGAGACTTCTCCTAAAGAACAAGAAGCCTATTACGAAAGTCATAAGAAGTTAATAGAACTTGCTCCTGCTATGCAATCTATGGAACAAGGATTAGCAGCTATCAGAAAAGCGGAAAAAGAAAATAGATCTTTACCTGACGATTATAGGTCCCCTAAAGAGAAGAGGGAGTTTGCTGAGATGCTAGATAAAGAGCGGGATAAAACAGTATCGGGTATCGCTCAAATCCTAAATGAAGCTTACAGAAAATAGGGGGCTAAGCCCCCCTAACTAATCTTAGTTGAATCTAAAACCAATGCCATTACAGCAGGGCTGTCTTGAGGTGTCCCTGCTGACATCCTAATCTTAGAAACGTCAATAAGTATACCTACTGTTGCTAAGTCTTTAAGCATGTTCTTATAAGACACTTGCTTCTTTGCACACCATGCTTTTAATATAGAAGCTATTATATATGCACGTTTAACATCAGGTTCTCTTCGTATAGCCAGTGGGCCTCTAGGAGATTCAATCGGTGCAGATAATACACCCTCTATAGTAGATGCCGCTTGATTAATGATTAACTGGTTCTGTATATACTCAGACATAAAAGTTCCTAAGTACGTGCAGGACACCTCAACTGTAGACATATCCCCTTCATCTGGTTTACGAAACCGCTTAACCATATCATCAAACACAGGTTTTACAGGAATATTAATTAGCCCTAAAGCGTTAGCTATCTTACCGCCCCACATAGCTGTTGCACACAGCGCAGAGTAATATCTTTCTCGTTGCTTAAACCTAACAGCCTTATCAAACTCTATTTGAGTAGCATATAAACTCTTAACGCATTCCTCATAATTATCCAAAACATACTGCATAATAATCTCTCCAGTATGTCCATAGTTGTCCAGCAAGTCTCTTGAGAATATCTGGTCTGTCTCTTGTTTAGACATGTCATCACTGCGTACAACTTCAATTTCTAATACTCGCATCAACTCCCCTTCAGGGTCTGCTTTCTCAGACTGCAATACTTCATGCAAACTATTATTACCAGAAGTTAAACAAGGCAAAGACCACGTAGTTTTATTAACACGCTCTGAGTTACTAGCGGCCTCCATTCTATTTCTTCCCCTACCGTTTGTTACACCGAAGGCTAAATCACTAACTTCTTTAGGTGGTAGGTTTGTTAATTCGTCTATACATAGGATCATATTCTGTACCACACCCATGCGGTGGTATTTAGACAACACTTTATCATCCCTCATTAACATAGCTTCATCAGGATGACCCCAAACACTATTAGCTACTTTTTGTATTGTAGACTTACCGACACCAGAAGACGCATTAGTTAAATGCACTATAGCCCCACCTAAAGAGAACAACTTAAACATAGGAGCGCCCAAACTTAGGAACAAAGCAAAAGCTCTAACCTCATTGCCCGGTAATGCATAATTATTTACAACGCCTTTCCATGCATCTAATGTACCTGCTTTAGAATATACAGATACTACGGTTTCAGTTGCAGTTGACGGCGGGCTATACACAGGCAGGTTATTTTTAGTTAGCTCTCTAGTACCAATAACAAAAGCTGTATTATCATCATGCCAACCAAACTGTGTTCTTACTAACTCTGCTCTCGAAGTATTTTGTAAGTGTTTTGTCCATGCAATCAAGTAGCTCATTAAACCTTGCATTTGTTTTGCACTTGCGGCGACACCACGTTGAGACAACATATCACGGCACTTATCACTAGCAGTTACCGTAGCTAATGGCGCTGTAAAATCGCTCACTCCATCGTGTGGTCTGATAAGCCTCATATGGATAACTTCACCTGCATCAGGATCTGTACGTCTACCCACTACATATAAGTCGTTTTCATAAACTAAATTTTTATCTAACTCTCCTTCTTCCAAATCATCCAACGGCTTCTTAATATATACGCCACCTTTTGGGCCTCTGAAGTATGGGTACGGGTACTCTGGGATTTCAATATCTACTACACCTAAATCAGGACTCACTGCTGTGATAATATTATCTGTAGGTAGTGCTTCCAGTATGTCCCTGCCTAGCAACAAGGGAGAGCTTATAGTCCCTGCATATTTACATCCATCACATGTAAGGCTATCAAGTGTTTTAAATGTACTGCATAAATGAGGGCCCTTAATATTATTAGCTTTAGTTTCAGTTTCTACTGGGTCATACTCAGGATGCCTACAAGATATTTTATGTATGGCTGTCTCTCTGTCTTCACAAAACTGCGCTATAGATAAACCTGCTCTCCATAAAGGCTCTGAAATTTCATCTTGATTAGTATAAACATTTAGCATCTGAGCACATCCATTGCCCCCCGCTGTTTTTTGCATGATACGAGAGAACTTATAAACTGTATTACCTAATAAAGCTCGTGTCGTTTCATTTAAAGAATTTGATGCCGACCCTGATAATTCCAGCATAGATACTGGAGATAGAGCGCCTACTTTTAAAATATTTTTTAGCTGTTCTACTGGAGTTGACGGACTAGTAAATAGAACCTTTACATCTATCTGACTGTCGTTCTTAAAATTCTTAGTGCTTGGAATACGTAGGATACGAGCCGCATCCGTAGTTAACCCTTTATCTTTTACTTCAAATCCCTCTGCAGATATATGCTGTACTAAGGCAGTAGCTAAAGGTTTCCAGATGTTATAATCCACCTCTTCTTCAAACGCCCAGTAAACATGAAGCCCATACCCAGAAGATACTACAGTTGGCTTTGGTAGTTTAACAGTATCTATAAATTTTCTTAGTGCCGCTAACCCTACAGCTTGATCTGCAAATGCAGTATTCTTACCGATATCTAAATCAACCCATAACGATCTAAATTTATCTGAGTTCTTAGCATTTCTACCTGACGGTTCTTTATATGAAGCCAAAGAAAAATAGGTATCTATACCCTTCTCTACTTGTTGGTCAGCCCAAACATTTATCTCCTCTATTGAATCAACAAATATCTGCTGTACCTTTCCCTTAACAATCCCTACTACGCAGTACTTACCTGTGCTAGGAAGTATGGTGGATAAAAATTCTAGCCTATTCATGGCGACTACCTAAATTACAGAGGATAAAAAAGGGACGGGGTTAGCCGTCCCTAGTACATAAAGCTATATTATGAGTCCGACCATTCCGCAAGTACGGCATCCATTGAAGTCACTGTGGCAGATGCCTCTTTCTTTCTTACTACAGGCTCCTCAACACTTGCCTCTGGCTTTTTAGGACTGGTTGGTTTAGCAGTTTGTACAAATACTAACTCTTCAGGTTCAGATCTTTCTGCAGTACTAGCAGATGCGGCATACGATACAGTGATTGCCTCTTTAGCTTCTAAAGTTTGACCGTGCTCTTTAACAGCTTCTAACTCTGCAATCTCTAACGGACGTACTGCTCTAAATATTAACTTAGGTGTAGCACTATCTGTATCAAACCGCATCTCTGTTACTACATCTGTGATGTTCATGCCATGTGCGCCTAATAATTTAGCATATTGGAACAATGGCATTTTACCGTTCTCACCTTTACCAAAGAGAGAGGTAGCGGCAAGCGTTAGACCGTACACATCCCCATTAACTGCATCATTCTCTAAGACAACAGCTAAACGGTGTAAGTGTCTACATGCTCTGCTATTACCTTGACCAGACCCAGCAATATTCTGTGGGCACGTAGCACATGAGTTAGACTGTTTATTAGCACAAGTTGCACTAGGTACAGAGCCATCAGCAGACCAGCAGTCAGGTGCAGTAGTTACACCCTCTTGATAGATTGCCGCGTAGTATTGTCTAGATGTTTTAGGTGCCGCCGCAACAATGATAATATTCATTGCACGATCTTCATTCTTAGCAACCTCTTGACTACCTACAATCATACGGAAGATACCGCCTTTGATAGAGATACGTCTGTTATCTGAACTACCCATAAGGGCTTTGGTTGTCTCACTTAACTCTACATTTTTATAATGTGCTGGTACAGCCGCACCGTTCTTAAAGATACTCATTTCATTGCTCATATTATGCTCCTACTGGATTTACTGGATGTTTTTTAATTTCTGTACGGGATATTAAGAAGGCTTTTACATTCTCGGATTCATACAATAACTTCTTTCCTCGATAGTATGTATCGAGAGCGCCCGCCTTTCTTATTTTAAGCAGGGTTTGTCGCGAGAGGCCTAGTATCTTACTAACCTCCGTTTCTGTCAAATAGACTTTCTCATCCCCTTCTTGTATTACGTTATACATCTTACTTCCTCCTTACGGTTATACTATATCGACTATCAACATTCATTCCCGGAGGCATTAAATCAGGGTGCTCCTCCAAGAAGTTCTTCATATTAGTCTGATGCACTCTCTGTTCTAATAACTCAAACGCATCATGCTCTTTAATGAATTCTTTCATACTACCCCAGTCATTTGACCAGTACCTAGTCTTAACTGTTCTAAACACACTACCAGCAGGAGTACGTAAACCTTCTGCACCTTGCTCTTTGCATATCTCTAAGAGGGCTTGGGTAACTGCATCTTGCTGTTCTTTAATCTTACCATCAGCTTCGTCATACTCTCGTTGAAGTTGTTGTCTTTTATCTCTCATCTTTATATAGACGGATACTAATTGTTCTGCGTTTAAGTTACTCATCTTGTTCTCCTAAAATGGAATTATATTATAATATATACGTTAATTGTCGTCAATAGCTAAAGCACTACATCTTTGAATAGGGTTAAATATATGGTATTGTTGTTTAGCTTGTTTATAGGCCTCATTCGCTGCCTCTATAGAATTATAGATCCCTAAATATATAGCTTTCCCATCTACCCTTATTTGTGCTATCCATGTATTAGGTTTTTTATGAGGGTATACACCTATACACCCCGATGTGTTGTTACTACGCATCTTTTGGTTCTGGGCTTGTTCTTTATGTCCTTTAGCCAATCTTAGATTTAGTAATCTATTATCATCTCTATTCCCATTTATATGATCTATAGTAAATCCTTGTGGAATGCTACCGTATAGGTATACCCAAGCCAGCCTATGAGCCATATAGCTAGATTTATTTATTCTGATAAGCCTATACCCGTAAGGGTTTATACTCCCTGCTTTACTCCCAAGTTTTATACTCCAGTTAGGAGACTGAGCCCATGTAAATTCTCCCGAATCAGGGGCATACATTAGTATATTTTTTAATACTTCTTGTTCTATTACTTTCATAATATTACCTCTTTATATAAATCTAAAAGTTTAGTCTGCGCGGCATCTTTATTCTCTAGCACATGCAATACTTTTTTCTCTACTGGACTTCCTATTAAATGCACCACATTACATGCGTTAACTTGCCCTGCTCTATGTATTCTAGCATTTGCTTGTTTGTATGTCTCTAGAGAAAGTGTTATACCCCACCAAACAATCGTGTTAGCCGCATGTAAAGTTACTCCATGTGCCGCCGCTTGCGGCTGGATGACCAGTATGCGTGGATCTTTAGCTGTCTGGAAGTCAGAGAAGATTTGATTTCTTTTACCTACTGCAATTCCCCCATGTATTACATCTACTGAATGCCCTGCATTTGATAATGCTTTTTCTACTAGCTCTATAGAATGTCTAAACATAACAAACACAATTACTTTATGTGATGCTTCTTCTATGATGCCTAATAACTCTGCCGTACGTTGCTTAACATCAAACTCTATAACCTCACCGCTATCTGAATAGACTGACCCTGCACTTAACTGCAATAACTTATTTAAGGCTACCGCCGCATTTGCCGCAGATATTTCCTCACCTCCAGCCTGCATAAGCATTTCTTTCTTTAAGAGCTTATAGTATTTCTCTTGTTGTGCAGACAAGGGCACTTCTCTAGTTTGGTATAGTAACTCTGGTAAATCTAAGCATTCTTCTTTGGTAAAACGTATTGCAGGTTGAAGAATACTATGTACTATCTGTTCTGCTTCAGGTCTATTCACATAAGTGAACACCGATTGTTTTATCTGAACTATATCTCTAAAAGCATTAAAGGCTCTAGGTACGCTCTTAGGATCCATCATTTTAGCTAAGCCATACGCATCTACTGGAGACTGTGCCGCTGGAGTTCCTGTTAATTGCCACAACCATGTGGTAGGTGTTACGAGTTTATTAATAGACTTCCATCGGTTAGTAGTATGAGTCTTTATAAATGTACAGTTATGTACCAACATACCTTCTATAACATAATCGTGGGGCCCCTCTACTTCTAAATTCCAAACATCGCAAACACTGTCTTGTTGGACACTCTTAACACAGTCCACCCTAACCCCTTTAAAAAAGCTTCCTTCTTTTTGTCTTGTGCTTGACGTATTAAACTGTTGTGGCTGTTCCCATCTACCTCTACCACTATCATTTTGGTAGGGTTTGCAAAGTCCGCTTTGTAGTGCGTTGGATAACCGCTCCCCCGCTTCTGGTGGGTAGGGATTACATAATTGTGTTGAAACTCGTTTGATATTACTCGAGCTAATAACTCTTCTGCTGGAGTCATTCCAGTACCATTCCCGCCTCGTATTTTTAAAAAAGCTGTTTTGTCC